CTCCTCAACTCTGTTATTGAGCGAGATACATTTAAAAATGATCCCTATACTCAAGAGTTTGATAACTTGATTAATTATCATAGTTACTATTTAGACAACACTAATACTGATAATGTTGCTATCCAAACACTTACTATCAATAACCCTAGTAAGTTCAAAAGAAGAGGAATCCATGTTGCAGAAAATGCAATACAGGATAGATGTAACTTTATTCATAGATGCTTGAGTAAAGGCCTGAGTATTATGGACACAGATTGTTCTCATAATCAGAATAAAGGTAGATCCTTTGCAAGGAGTCTTACACTTAATTGGAAAATCCTTCCTTATGAGGATAGATTTGGTATTTATTGCTTAGATTTCTCTAATGCAACTGATACTCTGGATCAACGATTCCAATATATGGTGTTGACCTATGTAATGAATAGAACAGTAGCTAACTATTGGACTATGATATCAAGACGAAGGAAATCCTTTAAAAGATCTTCCGGAGAAGTAGAGAGGTATACCCAAATTATAGGTCAACCTCAAGGTTTATTAGGAAGCTTTGATGCTTTCTCTATAGCCCACCACTTCATGATGTTAATGGTCATGAAACACTGTAATTTTGAGAACTATCACTCTCGTGAGTTCTATCGAATACTAGGGGATGACTCCATCATTACAACAATGGAACCTGAAACAGATCTTCTAAGACGAGGTATTGATGTCCTAGATGCATACAAAAGGGTTTGCTTATTTGCAAACTTCAAAGTGAATGATGATAAAGGAATTTATACTCACCATAATAGTAAATTTGCCTTAGCATCCTTTGCTAAAGTAGATTTCTTGAATGGGACAAATTTTAGCCCGACACCTTATCGTCTTGCCACTCGTTATTTAACAAGTGATATACAAGAAACAGAACTAGGGCACTTAGGTGTAGCCCTTTGGAGACATGAAGTAGGATACCCTCTATCAGAGGAATTCCTCCATTATAGCATTCAAGGATTTGATAATGGTCCTTGGATTGAGAATGTTTTAATGTCAGGATTAATACCTACACTAAAATATCCAAAGGCTAGAACTTTAACTAGCTCTCAAGAAGGAAGAGTAGCTTACTCTTTAGCTCTCTCTATAATCGATTCCACTATGGAAAGCATCCTCCTTAGTGATAAGGAATTGAGTTCTAGAAATCCAAGAAGATCTAGAAACAGCTTTGAAGATTTGTTCAAGCTTCTACCTGAACAAGAACTTTCTGGAGTACCAATGGACCACAAGATCTTTTATGTACTAGAGGAAAACAGCAAAGCAGATCAACTCTTTACTGATCTTTATAACCTGAATTCACTAGATGATAAGTG